ACCAATAGAATTTCAAATTATATTTATAGTAATAATTATTATTGCTTTATGTGTGGGAGCGTATTTCTTACGTGATATGTTTGATATATCTACTATGAAAGGTGGTTTTTCATGGTTTATATTTATTGCTGTCTTAAATTTATCAACTCTTCTTGCTATTTTTATTTATTATAATACAAAAGAAGGTTCTTATAAAGGAGATATTGGTAAAAGAGGTAAAAAAGGAACCATAGGTAAAAAAGGAAACTCGGTAAGTTGCAATTTTTGTAAAAATAATATTTATCTTCAAAAAGTAAGACAATCAAATGTAATATGTAGATTAGATACAAAAGTTAAAGCATTTGAACCTATTTTTAAAAAAGAAAATTATTTTAATAGAATTTTAGAAAAAGGTAATTCTATTGATTATGATTCATTTATAGAAAATATTATATTAAAAAATTCATTATCAACAGCAAAAACAAATACGGCAATAGATAATTTTAATGCTCTAATGAATACAAATAGTATTTCTATATTATTAATTAAAGTAATTAATGAAATTAGTAAAGCATCCTTAAATACGTATGGAACATTTAGAAATCCTACTGGTAAAACAGGTTATTTACCAATTGGTGATAGTGTTTATGGAGGCTTAGAAGATAAATTAGAATTAAACTCATTTATGATAGATGGTAATATAGTATATCCAAAAAATTATACACAATTAGTTTCTTTTAAATCTTACAATGGAAAGACTGGTGATATTGATACATATACCATATGGAGACCTCAAGGTCAAATGATAAATCAAAAAAGATTTAGAAATGAAATAGAAGCAGTTCACTATAGTGCGTTAGGTGATCTTTGTAGATATGGCACTACACCACCAAAACATAATGAAGCAGTAACTATAAGTATGGATTGTTTAGAAGAAATAGACCCTAGTGATTTAACATTAGTCTTTGTGTATGTAGGTAATATAGATGTTATAGATGAAAAAAAAATAGATTATACTGAATCAAATTCCTATTTAATAGAAAATGAACCCTTAAATGATATTGAAGTATTTAGTGTGTGGAGAACACCAATGAATACATTTCTTACAAATTGTAATTCACAAAATGAACTTACTAATAATTCACTTTTTTATAATATTATTAATAATTTGAATAGTGCTCTAAATAAATATGGTAATATAAGTTCAAAAGCAAAAAAAGAAATTGGCGTTAAATTAGAACAAATACAAATACCTAAACTTATAACCGCATTAATATTATGTAAATATTATGAAATTGAATTATTACAAGATATTGTTTATTATATAAATCGTTATAGAAACGCAGTTCCTGAATTTAAATCAATTAATACATCAACCTCAACATTAGGTGATTTACTTAATAAAATAGATAAAACTAGAACACGCTATGAAGATTTTAATGATGAATTACGTAGAAAAGCAAGTATTAGTTTAAGAAGTAATAATAATAAAATAATACGATATGATGAAAAGAAAGAAAAACATTTACCAAGTATGATTTTAAAAGTATATGAAACAGCACAAACTAAATTATTAACTATACCTGTCCAAATAGAAAATACATATACATTATTAGATATTGTTAATTTAATATTTGAAAATGGTTTAGAAACAAAGGTTGCTGTTGATAGTGATGGTATCGCTCAAGGTGGAGTATTTATGAATTCTATACAAGAAATGGTATTAAGAATATGTAAAATATTAATGCCTCCAAATAAACCTGCTTATACTGTCAAAGATGAATGTTTAGGAACATTTGCTATAGATAGAGAAAGAGAAGAAGTCATACGATTATTTACTCAAGTTAAAAATATTAATTTTAAACTAAATGAAAAAATTGTTAATGAATATGAAAAATTTGAACCTGTAATGCTAAATGTAAATCAACGTATTGAAATAATGCAAACACAAATAGGTCAATTATGCGGACATATTGACAATTATCTTGATAAAATAGCAAATAGTAATTTAGAAGAATTTACAACTACACGTGTTAAAGGATTAATAGAAATATACAATAGTATGAATGATTATTTAAATGATGTTATATCTAAAGTATAAATAAACTAATTTAGTAATCTATTTAACAATAAATTTATAATAAAATATAATTTAGTAATCTATTTAACTATAAATATATAATAAAATATATAATAATAATAATATAAGATAAACTATACATAATAAAAATTATAAATAAAAAATAAAAATAGTAAAAGTAATAAAATAATAAAAATGACACAAAAACAAGTTTCAGAAAAGATTATAGATGACAACACCAATAGTATTAAAAAAACGACAGAACAAGTTTTTATTTTTAATGATTTTTTTACACCAATATTTGTTATTATAGCATTATCAATATTAATAGGTGGTATGGTAGGCTTACAAGTATTGGATAGATTATTTATAGGTAGTAAAAATTTACTAGCAATAAGGTTATTTGGTATTAGTATTATCATTAATATAGTAATATTAGTATTTATTATTATGTCATTCAGCAAAATTAAATTTCAAAGAGGACCACAAGGTCCAATGGGTAATAAAGGTAATAGAGGCTATATAGGAGAAGCAGGTGGCTTACAAGTATGTGGTAAAGTATATGAAACTGTTCAAGAAAAGAAAGCATTTGAACGTTCTTTAAATTATTTAGATTTAAAACCACCCCTTATTAAAGACGATTAATAAGTTAAAAATATGGATTATTTGTGACTTTAATACCACAATAATTTATAGGCTTATTTGAATAATTGACTGGATCATAATAACCTAAAGCATTTGCTTGTCTTAGTAAAAATCTAAAATTATTTATAAATTCTTGATTATGACCTTCACTTATACTCGCAACGTGGGCTAATTCATGTATCATTACAAATTGTAATGTATTGTATTCATGAAATGGATGTTCTCCTTTTTTATGTCTTAAACATAATGCCATTAATTCACCTTTATTAATTGTGTATGAACTACCTTCATCATTAGGTGCTTCTTCTATTTTCATTTTTTTTATTCCTTTAACTAATCTTATAACTCTTTCATCTGTAGGATAATTTTTATATAAATCAGCAACAAAATTATCCATTTCTGTATGTAATTTTGCTAATAATTCCAACGCTTGACTACTTTCATTAAATTCTTCTTGAATACCATAAGTTTTATTATTTGTTTTTGATACTCTATATTCTATAAATAATTCATAATGTTCTACTATCATAGATATAATCAATGTTACAAATAACATAAATAAAATAAATACAACCATTTTTGATACTTCATTCATTTTGCGTATATAGTTTAGTATACTTTAGTTTAGTATACTTTAGTTTAATATAATTTAATTTATATTTAATATTTAAATTTAATTTTAATTTTTTATTGTTAAATTATATTCAGATAAAAATTATAAGATAGTTTATTATTTAGTTTATAATTAATTTAATTTATATTTATTATAAGTAATTAAAATTAATATTATAAGTTATTAAAATTAATATTATAAGTTATTAAAATTAATATTATAAGTTATTAAAATTAATATTATAAGTTATTAAAAGTTAATTTAATAATACAAAATGGATTTAAATGAATTAAATAAAGAAATGTTTAATTTACAAAATGAGTTTGAAAAAACTAAATTAAATTCACCTCAATCTAATGTAAAAACTGTTTCTCAACCTAAACATTTTCCTAATCAACAAGATGTTAATTTTCAAAATGTTAAAAAAAATATAGATACAACACAAATTAAAAGACCTATGAAATCAGGAGACCATCGTAATGATATTAATGAAAAGATGAATATGATAAATACAAATTATTTTCATTCTGAAATAAAAAATCCCAATTCTCCAGATATGTTAAATAATCAATCTATTATGAATTTTCAATCTTCACGTAATAATAATACCAATTATGCTAATACTATAAATAATTTACAGCCCGCACAAAGTAGAAATCAACAGGGGCAGGGGCGACAGGCTCAAGGACAAGGACAAGGTCAAGGACAAGGTCAAGGGCAAAGTCAGAATAATCATTTTTCTAGTTATTATAATAATAATTTTGAAACATTACAATCATCATCATTGCCAACATCACCAACAAAAAATAATCAAGGTAAATCAACTATAAATTATAGTTCTCTAGATGATATGTTTCAAACTCAAAATCAATTTCAAAATACGAATGAACAAAATACACACGATACAGGAGTAAGTATGTTAAATGTGCGTAATATGCATACTATGAATAATAATAACTCACAATCTAATCATACACAACCTACTATGTCAAATAAAATTAATGATACAGGTTATCATAGAAAAGAAGAAATGAAAACAGATTATCGTCAAAATATGAATACGAAACTAGATGATATGATTTTTAATAATCCAAATGCCACACCAATCAACCCAATTTTACAACAAGATAATCATTATAATGGTGGTAATTTTAATGGTAATGGTAATTTTAATGGTAATAATTTACAAAAAGACACTCGTATGGTTATACAAGACAGCAATAAAGATTTTTATAGACAATCAGCCAATGATAGAATGTCTCAATATAGTCCTTTATCAAGAGCGGCAAATATTCCCATACATATGGCAAATATGTCTGTAAATGATTTTTACTCTACTATGAACCCAAATCCTGAAGGTGATTTTAAAGCACAACAAAAAATAATTAATGAAGAACATAATAGATTAAATAGTAAAGAAACATTGAATAATCGTATGAATAATTATGCTCCACTGGCAAAAACAATACAATATGATACTAAACAAAGTAATAGTGGTAGTGGTGGTAATGGTAGTGGTGGTAGTAGTGGTGGTCGACCTAAACAATGGAACCCTAATGATGTTAATGGCACTTTAAAAAACGTTGTTTATAATCAAATGCCAGTTTTATCTAATAATGAAAATTAGATAATTATTATAATTTAAAAAATTGAAAATTAATTTATTTAAATAAAAAATAATAATGAATGAATAGATAATAATGAATAATAAAACAATGAATGTTGAAACAATGAATGTTGAAATAATGTATAGTCATTTTGATAAGTTATCATTAACAAATGATACTATAAAAGATAATAGTATGGGTGTAATAGATACAATGACTTCATTATCATTAGAAACACAAGATGTAAAAAACTATGAAGAAACCTATTATGATTATGATCGA